GAACTTGTTAACAACATGGGGAAAGCGTTAGCATATGGATACAACAGAGGATACACAGATGCGTCTGTACAACTCAAGACTGAGACTCAAGCGGGAGATGCAAAGAGCGTTGTCTTGCATTAGTCCTGGGTCTAAAAGGTATTTGGTAAAAGAATGGAAAGAGAAATATTCTGAAGTTGTTTATAACGAACTTATCAGATGTGCCAAAAACAGAGATGCTGCAGAAGTTATATCCAATTGGAATTTAGATAAATTATGAGAGTAGCAGTCATAACGCCTTATTACAACGAAAGTATATTTACTCTCAATCAATGTATTAAGAGCGTAGAAAAACAAACATACAAAGACATACATCACTTTGTAGTTGCGGATGGAAATCCTTTTGATGACATGGATGATTACACTGCTAACTTTACCCACATATCATTACCGCCCTGCAGAGACTTTGGAGACACTCCCAGGGGTGTTGCTACTGCTGTTGCATGGGCACAAGGTTTTGATGCTGTAGCTTACCTGGACGCAGATTGTTGGTATCACAAAGACCATATAAGAACTATGGTAGGTGTAATGAAGGAGTCAGGCAGAGACATCATCACTTGCCCTAGAAAGCTCTACACAAGCTCGGGTAAGTTTTTGGCTGAGTGTATAGAGTCAGATGGCTGGACATTTAATGACACCAACTGTTTCTTGTTCAAGCGTAATGTGTTTGGCATCTTGTCAACCTGGATGTTCAAAGACTTGAATATGTGTGCGGTAGATGACAAAGTGCTTTGGCAAGCCATCCAGCAGTTTGGAATACAGACGGCTAGGTCTTTAAGACCAACAGTTAACTACACAACAACACTTGCGTTTCATTATCAACAACACGGCAAGAAAATCCCTAAACACGCTAAAGTCATAGCAGATATAGGTGACGGATTAAAAACATACAACTACTGGGAATTACATGAACTTCAATCTGCAGCAGTTCTACAAGTTCTGTAGTGAACTTAAAATTGAGACAAAAGAAGAAGGTCTCAAGAAAATGGGTAAGCTCCTGGGGACTCAAACCTATGTTATGGAAGAAATACAAAAAGGACTTAATGAGGATGTACATTTCTTTGTTATTCTTAAAGGTCGTCAGCTGGGTATTACTACTATTAGCCTTGCCCTTGATTTGTATTGGCAATTTACTCATCCTGGTTGGCAGGGCACTCTTGTTGCCGATACTGAAGAAAACAGAGATATGTTCCGGTCAACTCTGGGAATGTATATTGACGGTTTACCCAAGGAGTACAAGATTCCTTTGGTTGCTCACAACCGCAATCAAATGGTCCTCAAAAACAGGTCCAGAATCTTTTATCAAATCGCTGGTAACAAATCTAGACTTGGTCAAGGTAAAGCTATCACTTACTTACACGGCACTGAGACAGCGTCTTGGGGCAATGAAGAAGGACTCGCATCTTTGATTGCCTCTTTAGCTGAAAAGAATCCTGAACGCCTGTATATGTTTGAGAGCACAGCCCAAGGTTTTAATATGTTTCACGATATGTACAAAACGGCTAAAAAAGCCCGTACACAACGTGCAATATTTTGTGGCTGGTGGAGAAACGAATATTATTCTCTAGGTCCTGAGACAAAAGAATACAAAGTCTACTGGGACGGAAAACTCAAGCCTGAAGAAAAAGAATGGGTTAAAGATATTAAAAAACTCTACGGTGTCGAGATAAACTCTAGACAAATGGCGTGGTGGAGGTGGAAAATGTATGAAGGTATTAAGGATGAAACCCTGATGTACCAAGAGTTCCCACCTACAGAAGACTACGCTTTTGTGATGACAGGTACTAGCTTCTTCTCTAACTCACGCTGCACAGACGCAGCCAAAATTGCGAAAGGAAAAGACTATGAGTGCTTCAGATACGCCTTTGGACAACTCTTCCAAGACACAGAGTGCATACCGTCCACAGACCGTTTGGCAACGCTACGGATATGGCAACAACCCGTTGATACCGCCTTCTACGTTATCGGGGCAGACCCAGCTTACGGCAGCTCAGACTGGGCTGACAGATTTTGCATACAAGTCTTTAGAGTCTATGCAGACGGACTTGACCAAGTTGCTGAGTTCGCCACATCGGAGCTTAACACTTACCAGTTCGCTTGGGTCATTGCTCACCTTGCTGGAGCATACAAAAACTCGACTCTTAACCTCGAAGTCAACGGACCAGGACAAGCCGTAATCAACGAACTCAGAAACTTAAAACGTTTAGCTTCTGCTATGGAAGGAGGCACTGGTCGTGGACTCATGGACGTACTTGGCTCTATGTCTAATTACATCTGGAGGCGTTTAGACTCTATGGGTGGTCTGTCCAACTCCATAGGATTTGTGACCACAAGCTCTTCCAAAGAACGTATGCTCTCTTACATGAAAGATTATTTTGAACGTGGCATGATGGGTATATTCAGCATGGACACCTTAGAAGAGATGAAAGGCATTGTTCGTGAAAATGGATTCATAGGTGCGCCTGGTCGTGGCAAAGACGACAGGGTCATTGCTTCAGCACTGGCAACAATAGCATGGGCAGAACAAGTGCAACCTAGATTGATAGCGCAACGCCTTACCAGGATGATGTCAACAAAACAAGATGAATACACCCCTGAACAAATTGCAGTTGGAAAAAATGTTTCCAATTATTTAAAAATGATAGGGATGTACGGGTCTAGTCATTAACCTGTGAAGAATGAAATGATACAAAACCTCAGTAAGAAACAACTTATGGTAGAGATGAAATTGTTTTTAGAAGACAAAGACAGGGGCATTTCTATCAAAAACTTCTGTGAATTAGCAGGTATATCTGACCGATTGTTCTTTTACATCTTCCGTGAGGGTACTGCGCCCCTAACAGAAGAGACCCAAAGGGGGCTAAATAGAGCCTACAAGCATTGGAAAGAAGGAAAGATACGGGTAATGAAGAAGCGTACAAATGAAACTTATCCTGATTACAGGAAAGAACCTGTACAACCTTTGATACCTATGAGTAAGTTGGTTATGACGAATACGGGGTTTAAAGTACAAAACAAACCTTTAAACCGCCACGATTACGCAAATTTCGACAATATTTTGTTAAAAACTTGAAAAAGGGGGTGATATGGGAGTTCTTAAAGACTATATGTGTACAGAACACGGTGTATTTGAATCTAGAGAGGCAAAATGCCCTATAAAGTTCTGTAAAGGGGATTTATCGGTAATTTTTCTCCAACCAGTGGCTATAAAGTCAGAAAAGACCAAAAGAAACGATAAAAACATAGAACAACTCGCTTTAGAGTTCAATATGACCGATATTAAGTCTACAAAAGAAGGTGAACACCAAACTGGGTACTTAAAACGCAATAATAAGCTCACAGACAAAGAATTTGCCCAAGCTGGTGAGGCTATGGCTCATAATCAGAAGATGGAAGAGGAAAATATTGTCAAACAAAGATTAGGTGGCGCAATGTGGGGTAATGGTGGTAATATCAACCTCAATTCCGTCATGGGCGGGCAGTTTAAACCTGTCCGTGATGAATCCGTAAGCGTTTTACCCAGTGACGTTGCTCCTGGCGGGAGATTTAGACCCCCAATGCCAGGACCAGGCACTCAAAATGACCATGAAGGTTTAAAGTTGGAGTAATAAATGAAGATACCAAAAGGCGCACAAGACAGAGAGGAGTTCTTTAACGACCTTATTTTTAAGTGCGAGGTTTCCTTGGAGAACCGTAAAACAGATTATGGCTCTCTAAGGAATTGGTATCTCTTTGGTAACGGACCGAATGAAGCTCCGTCTATCTACAACAAAATATATCCGCATCTAGACCAGGTCACTTCTTTCCTCTACTCGGCAGAAACTACTCGTTTCTCCATCAACCTTGGGGCAGAGGTTCACGGAGAAGAACACCGCAAGATTCCTGCTTTAACAAAGTTGTTGAACAATGAGTGGTTAAATAGCAACGCTGACCAAGTATTTTCTACAGCTGTGACTTGGGCACTGGTGTACGGAACAACCTATGTCAAGATGATTGTCAATAACGGTATTCATCCTTACATGATTGAGCCTGGGTCTATGGGGGTGTTAAGAGAAGACATCACTTATACCGACAGGCAAGAAGCTCTCATTCAAAAATACTACATCACCAAGTCTGAACTTTACGCAAGACTTTACTCTCATCCTAGAAGAGAAAAAATACTAGAACGCATCAACACTCAGGTCCACGAAAGAACAGAGATAGCAAACGGTCTTGACCGCATACTTATGTCTGCATCTAACCTGGGGACACAAGGCGGTACTATGTACGGTAACGTCAACTTAGACTTGACTGGTGGCAATAGATACAAAGCAGAAGTTCGGGAAGATACAGTTGAGATGACTGAGCTGTGGGTTTGGGATGATGACATTCTTGACTACCGAGTTATAACAAAAGCAGACCCAGACGTAATCATTTATGACAGACCAGGTGAATCTGTATTTATCAAGGGTGAATTACCTTTTGTTCAAATATGCCCCAACCCACTCTACGACTACTACTGGGGAGGAAGTGAAGTCAACAGACTCATTTTCTTGCAACGACTTAGAAACCAAAGAATGTCAGAAATACTTGACCTGCTCTCAAAACAAGTTGCTCCACCAACTGCTTTGATTGGATTTACGGGAATACTTGACGAAAAGAATTTTGCACTTAACCGAGCAGGTGGACTTCTTTCTACAGATATGCCTAACGCTAAAGTAGAAAAAATGGCTCCAACCATGCCTCCTGACCTCTTTGAAGTTATCAGGGAAGTAGATGCAATGTTTGAAGAAGCATCAGGTGTGGGCAACGTTTTACAAGGCAAGGGTGAGGCGGGAGTACGCTCTGCTGGACACGCAAGCCAACTTGCTAGACTGGGTTCATCTAGAGTTAAAAAACGTGCACTCATCATTGAAGATTCATTAGAGAAGTTAGCTTCTCTTTATCTAAAAGCACTGCAGCTTTATGATGACACGCATTTTAAAGATACGCATGGCGTTCCGTTTATTGCAGAACAATTTACTAAACACTTTACTGTCAAGGTTGACGGACACTCCAATTCGCCCATCTTTACTGAGGACACCAGAACTCTTGCGTTTAACCTTTTAAAAGCTGGGGCTATTGACAAAAAATCTTTACTTGATTTAATAGAGCCACCTATGAAAGAAGAATTGTTGGAGAGACTTAAAACGATGGAAGCAAAACAGGCTTCACAACCCCAACATTCTTCTGGTAAAGAACACGGTAAAGTAGAGCACAAGAAGGAGGGATGATGGCTACAAAAAATGTAGGTGGACCACAAACTCAGTCTAGGGCAGACCAGCCACGGGTGTCTTCAGAAACTTTAAAAAAAGAATCTTCAGGACCTGGCTTGACATACAGAACAAGTAATGTTAAAAACCAGTCTGGCGGTAGAACACAACGGTCTTACGCCAGAAGTTAGCACTAACACAAGGAATCATCATGTACAAAAAACACGGAAGAACAGGTCGCAAGACTCGTAGATAATTTTCTGAGAAGAAAAAGGGTGTGGCTGCCTCCCCTGTGAAGTAGGTGACCACTTGCTATAAGGAGAAATACCATGGCACGTAAAGCTCGTAAACACAAGCGTAAGTAATCCGCAAGGATTAAACCGACTTGAGGGGTTTGTCGTAAAATACCCCTCACCCTATTGACAAAAAGTTTGTAAGTGGTTACAAACTAGGGCAAGGAGAAAATATGAGTGTTCCAAGTGATAAATTGATGGAGTTAATGAAGGGCGGTCAGTCTGCTGGTGCACCTGTGCCTGTTACTCCTTCTATGCCTGGACCAAATATGTCAGACGCAGAAGTTCCTCCAATGGGTTCTCCTATGTCTACTCCAGAACCAAAGATGGGTTCAAAAGAAGCAGCAAGAATTAATTTAGGTATGGCTCAAGATTTACTAGAGCAATCCCTACCTGCGCTGGGTTCTGATTCAGAAGAGGGCAAAGCCACTCTTGCAGCTATCAGTGCAATCAATAAAATTCTTGGTGCAAGAAAAAATAAAACAAACGAACTTCAGCAGTCAGAAATTCTTCAGATGTTGCAAACACTTCCACAAGCTGGTGGCGGAACGCCTGAAGGTAAAGCAATGGCTGCTGCGCCAATTCCTGGTATGTCACCTCCAGGTGGTATGCCTCCCCCACCTCCACCTCCTGGTGGCGGTATGACCCCACCCCCAATGTAAGGAGTTATCATGGATTTATATAAACCAAGAGGCGCATCCTCACCCCGCAATCCCACAGACAACAATCAAAAACATGGCGTTGTAGTTAATACTCCACGTTATGCTACGTTTGGTGGTCTGACAAGTGCGACAAAAGCTGCGACAAATGGTATGCGGGTTGAAAAACCAGCTGACGGTAAAAAAGTTATTTAACAACGGTAAGAGGGTAACAAAATGTCTTTAGAAAACCTTTCATTAGAAGCAAGAGATGAGTTAGCTAGTCTGGCTCAAACGCTTGCGGAAAATCCAGATACACGCAAGGATTTCTTGCGTATGACCAAAAAAGTCAAACCTGGGATGCCTATTCCTGAGTTGGATATTGAGGACCACACCAACAGAGCAATTACTGCATCTGACCAACGTGTGCAAGCCTTAGAAGCCAAGCTCAGAGAAAAAGAGGCAATGGAAGAGTTGCAAAAACGTAGAAACAATTTGGTTAAAAAAGGTCTTGTCAAAGAAGATGAGATTGACCAGGTTGAAAAAGTAATGCTCGAAAAAGGCATCTCTAACCATGAGTCTGCTGCCGAGTATTATGAGTACATGAAACAAGCTGCAAAGCCTACACCTACAGGGTACAAGCCAAGTGCAATTAAGGGTTTAAACCTTGGAGCATTTTGGAAAGACCCAAGAAGTGCGGCTAGAAATGAAGCAGCAAATGCGTTAGCGGACTTGAGAAAGCCTCAACGTCCAATTGGTTTGTAAGAGGGTATTAAGTTTTGTAGGGGCAGAAATGCCCATCTTTAAGGAGCTAATATGGCTATAGGTGGTGGTATTCTGCCTTCAACAAATAGTTCTCAGTTTACTGAGTTAACTTACGTTACTCGCAGAGCCTTTATTCCCAAACTCGTTGTACAACTGTACAACTCCACGCCCCTCATGGCTGCCCTGATTGCCAACAGTCAGCAAGCATCTGGAGGTGTATCTTCTGTAACTGTCCCAGTTCAAGGCGCACAGTTTGTTAACGCTCAGTGGTCTGACTACTCTGGCTCTTTTGCCCAGCCAACAGTCCAAC